GTCGCGCCATCTATGTCCAGTATGTCTACAAGGCCGAAGGTTCCTCGATCGACGTCACCAATATGGTGCCCGAGCGCATTGTTCCCACCAGAAATGGCGTGCCCCTGTCGCGCATTCCATTCACCTGCCTCGGCGCGATCGACAATACCTTGGATGTGGATCGGTCCCCGATCGCCGACATCGCAAATCTCAACATCGCCCACTATCGCAGTTACGCACAGCTTGAGCAGTCGCGATTCTTCACTGCGATGCCGATCTACTATGTCCAGACATCGCAGGGAAACACGCAAGCCGAATACGAGATCGGCTCTGCCGTCGTTTGGGAAGTCGCGGTTGGCGAAAAGCCCGGCATCCTCGAAATGAACGGCCACGGTCTCGGTGGTCTGGTCACAGCATGTGAGCAGAAGGAAGACCAGATTTCCGCACTCGGCGGACGTCTGATGGCAAACCAGTCGCGCTCGACCGCTGAATCCGACAACGCCTTGAAACTGAAGGAAGGCAACGAGCGCTCGATCCTGCTCAACATCGTCTTCGCAGTCTCCGAAGGCATGACCGAAATGGCCAAGCAGTGGTGCTGGTGGGCGGGTGCCGACAACGTGGATGCTGTCGAAGTCGAACTTAACAAGGAATTCCTGACGGATACCTTGGGTGCTCGTGAATTGCGAGCCGTCTATGCCATGTACATCGACGGCGTCGTTCCGGTCACGGTCCTGCACTTCTATCTCCAGAAGGCCGAAGTTATTCCGGACTGGATGGATGTGGATCACTTCAAGCAACTGCTGGCTGACAAGACCGAGTTCGCGAACCAGCCGGACGTCATCGCCAAGATGAAGGGTTACAACACGGCCAAGGATCAGCAAGACGCGCGCCTCGCACGCCGCGACATGCGTAACTCCGAAACCATTACCGAGACAACAGCCGATCAGGTCAAGATCAATGCCGAACTCCAGCGCAAGAAACTGGAGCAGGATATGGCCGACGCCGAAGCACAGCGCGAGCATGACGCCGCGCAGGCCGAGCTTGACCGGGTAGCGGCGGAGAAGGAAGCCGAAGCCAACCGCAAGGCGCAAGCCGCAAATGCCAAGGTTCAGGCTGCGGCTGCTGCAAAGGCCGCAGCCAACCGACCGGCACCCGCCGCAGCGCCAGCCAAGAAAGCACCCGTGAAGTGAACAAGATCGCTGATTTCGTTTTCAAGTTCTGCTTCCACATTTGGTATCTCTATTGGTGTGCCAGATGGCAACTCAACGAATGGTTACGGAGATTCGAGCGACCATGATCGACCGCAAACGGCGTAATCCCTTGATCATTGATCCGGATGATTACGAGAAACTTTTTGACGATGAATTCCGCGAGGACGACTTGGACGATCGCGCGGAGGAATATGAGGTCCTTTCCTTTGGGGCTCGCAGAAAGAAACCCGCTGTCGATCATGATTTGTGAGCCGTTGTCAAGTTTATCTTGACACTCATACGGTTAATTTTTATCATTCGCACTATTCAGCAATTCGCGAGGCGCGGATTGTCCCCGATCTGAAAATCAAACGACACGGAGTGTCTATATGCCTGATCTGTTTTTCGATTCCCTCGACGCCGTTCCGGAAGGTCTGCGCGAAGGAGCCAAGACCAACGACGCCGGCAAGGTTGTCATCAAGGTTGTTCCGCAGTCGAAGCTCGATGAGTTTCGCGACAACAACATCAAGGTCGTACAGGAGCGCGATGCAATCGCTTCCAAGTATGGCAAGGCCGTCGAAATAATCGGTGGCGAAGATTTCGATGCGTTTGCATCGGGCCTCGGCGAACTCCGTACCACGGCGCAGCGCGTCAAGGACGGCCAGTTGGTCGAGAACAAGGGCCTTGAAGAGGCTCTGGCCGACCGCACGGCGAAGATGCGTGAAGAAATGCAGGCCGAGAATGCTCGGCTGGCGCAAGAAGCCAAGCTCTGGAAGGACAAACACGGTTCGACCGACAAGCGCCTGCGTCAGACTTTTGTCGATCGTGCCATGACCGACGTGATTTTGGACGAAGCCAATGGCGTTCACGCCAAGGCACTCCCGGACCTCTTGCAGCGCGCCTACAGCGTGTTCGAGGTTTCCGATGACGGCAAGCTCACGCCGAAGCGTGGCGATGCCGTGGTTTACGGCGGTGACGGCGCAACGCCGATGACGCCGAAAGAATGGATCAACACCCTGCGCGAGGAAGCTCCGTACTTCTTCAAGGGCTCGAATGGCGGCGGTGCCAACGGTGGCGAAGGAAAGACCATCAACGGCATGACCACCGCCGATATTGCCAAGCTGGACCCCATGGCCCGTCTGGCAATCGCCAACAACGAATACGGCAAGCGCTAACGCGCTCGCCTGAACTACCCAAGGCCCGCAGCACCACGGGGTGGAGCGAGGGCGGTTGATGGCTTCGGCCTGAAGACCAAACCCGCTCCGGAAAGACTGACCGGAGCATCGCAAAGCGATCAGTCTGAAACCAAGGCATCGAAGGAGAATACCTATGCCCTTGACTCTGTTGGAAGCTTCGAAGCTCGTTTCGGGTGAAGTGAAGCGCAGCGCGATCATCGAAATGTTCCCGCGCAACTCCGACCTGCTCGCCGCCCTGTCGTTCATCGACGTTCCGGGTGGTGCGTATGTCTACAACCGCGAAGGCAAGCTGCCGGGCGTGGCTTTCCGTGGCTTCAACGAAGGTTACACCGAATCTGTCGGCGTGATCAATCCGGAAGCCGAAGTCCTGCGCATCGTCGGTGGCGAGCTTGACGTTGACACCGCGATCATCAAGACCCGTGGTGCCGGCGTTCGTTCCTCGCAGGAAGCGATGAAGGTCAAGGCCAAGACCCTGTATCTGGCCGACCGCCTCATCAACGGCGACTCCGAAACCGATCCGCGTGAATTCGACGGCATCCGCAAGCGCATCACCGGCAAGCAGCTTTATGCTGCAAACGGCTCCGGCTCGGGCGGCTCCGGCACGTCCGGTGCGCTCTCCATCGATCGCCTTGATGAAGGTATCGATGAGACCGACAGCCCGACGCACCTCGTGATGTCGAAGGCCCTGCGCCGTCGTCTGACCAAGGCTGCGAAGAGCACGTCGATCGCTGGTGACATCACCTACTCGCAGGATTCGTTCGGCAAGCAGGTCACGATGTACAACGATCTGCCGATCCTCCTGCCCGATGTCAACGACAAGGGCGCGCGCATCATCGACTTCAACGAAACCGGCCCGGATGCCACGGCAAACACCGCCTCGATCTACATCGTCTCCCTCGGCGACGGCAAGATTCTCGGCCTCCAGAACGGCATCATGGAAGTCAAGGACCTCGGCGAGCTTGAGTCCAAGCCTGCCGTCCGTACCCGCGTCGAGTGGCTGATGGGCCTTGCAGTCATGCACGGTCGCGCTGCTACCCGTCTTCAGGGCATCACCAACGCGGCCTTCGTGGCCTAACCAGTGACGGGGGAGTAACCCTCCCCCTTCCTGAACAACCCCAGCACTGGAAAGGAATATCCCATGCAGTCCGTAAACCGCTACATCCCTGATGCAGCTTCCGTCGTCCGTGCGAAGACGGCTGCTGCTATCGCGGCTGACACTTCTTTGCTCGCCGGTGAACTCGTTTCGCCGATCGGCGCAATCTGGAACGATGAGCCTCGCGATGGCAAGGTCATCATCACGTTTCAGGCAACCGCAGTCGTCGCGACCGGCACCTATGCCATCAGCCTCGTGACTTCCACTGCGGCCGACCTGTCGTCCCCGCAGACCCATTTCACGATCACGCTCGACCCGGCTGTCGCCACTTCCAAGTGGTACGAAGTTCTGGCCGACGAAGAAACCCTCGTGAAGATGGACACCGACGCCAAGTATTTTGGCCTCCTCGTGGACGTCGGCGGCACCTCGCCGTCCCTCAAGCTCGAATCCTACCTCCTGCCGCCGGTCGGCAAGTAATAGGTTTCCATCCCATCGCCGGGGCTCCCCGCCCCGGCGTTTTCGTACCTTCCATCTCCCTTTCACCCCGATTATAAGGAAGACTCTGCATGTCCGAAACTCTCTACCACGTCCAACTCAAAGCTGACCCCTCCAAGACCGCGACCGCCAACTGGCAGAACGCGAGCGAACTCGTGTCGCATGGCTTTTGGGAATGGGCGAGCGGCGGCGATGGCTCCAAGGAATTCTCCAAGGCCAAGAAAGACGCCAAGGTCAACAACACCAAGCCGCAAGGCTTCGATCATCTCGACGCGCCGGAAGACGGCGACGATGATGAAGACGAAGATGAGCGAGGCTCCAAGCAGCCAAAAGCTGCGCCTGTCGAGCCAGTCAAGCCTATCCAGACGATGATCCCGGTGACCGAAGCCGCCAAGGTCGATGTTGAGCCGGAGCCGAATGACGGCTACGAAGACATGGACCGCGATGAGCTTTTTGCAGCGGCTGAAAAAGCCGGTCTCAAGCTCGACAAGCGGCTCGGAACCAAGAACCTGATCGTGGCACTGCGTGCTCCAAAAGGAACCGAATAAAATGGCTTTCTACCGCAAGGTGTGGGACGATCAGGATACGATGTTCGAAGTCAACCCTGAAAAAGCCGCCGATCTGGTTCTGAACCACGGCTGGTCAAATACCGATCCCGCGCTCCGCAAGACCAAGGCCAAGAAGCCGGCGGCGAAGACGCGTCCTGAAGCTCCCGTTGCAGACACCTCGGAGGTTTTTCATTCGGCCGGAGCAAATCCGACCGAAGCAACGCGTGAGTAAGGTTCATGTCCTTCTTTAGAAACTCATTCGAAAACCTTGGCGAGACTTTGAAAACTCTTAGTCTCGTCATTGGTTTGTTGATCACTTCGGCCACCGGAGTCGGCTACGTCTATTCGATGCTGAGCGATCAAAAGGCGATGGCGACGGAGATTTCGTCGCAGTCGGCGCGCATCTCTACACTTGAGAAAAATCAAATTAACTATGAGATCGACCGGCATCGTATCCAGATGACAGAAGAAGGCGTCAAGGCCATTAATACAAAATTTGACCGTTTCTTGGAAATGATGGCGGTTGAGGGAAACAAAAAGCGCCGTTGAGCGTTTCCAACTTGTTGGGGCGTTTCCAAGTTCGTAGTTGCATTTCGCGTCGGGTTAATTTAGCCTACATTTCATCGGCGGAACACCAGCTAGGAGCTAGGGGAATGGTAGGCAGCATCGACATTCAGGGTATCGACTTCGCAGAAAAAGAAGAAACCCTGTGTGAAAATAATATGATCTTCCGGGAGCGTCTTGATGCACTGTGTGTCATGCCGCTCACCAACGAAGACGACGCGCGTAACTATGATAGCATGTATCGCGCACTGATTTCCGACATGCAGTCCCTCCATCAAAATATCTTTCGGAAG